TTAGGTTGGGTTTTGTAGTTGATGGGAAGTTTATTCACTGTCATTCATTCCATCACGCAAACTTAATCACTTCAACTTATATTACAACGGCATCATTACCTTTGAGATATGAGATTGCAAATACTGGAATTACAACAAGTTCAAGCACACTGAAACAAGTTTGTTCTAGTGTAATTTCAGAAGGTGGTTATGAACTTCGTGGAATACAGCAGGCAGTAGGAACACCAGTCCAAACACCAGTTGATTTAACAACAGCAGGAACTTATTATACAGTTGTATCAATTCGTCTTAAAGCAACACCAAATAGATTAGATGCAATTGTAATTATGACTGCACTTTCTGTTTTGGGTATTACAAATAATGCAACTTATAACTGGCAAGTAAGAGCATCTGGAACATCTAGTGGTGCAACTTGGACTGATGCTGGTGTTGATAGTGCTGTTGAATATAAGATTGGTGGGGGAACTTATACTGGTGGAAGAATACTAGCATCTGGATATGCATATGGTTCTAATCAAGGTTCAACATCCATAGATATTCTTAAAGAGGCATTATTTAAGTTTCAGTTGGAAAGGGATGGATTAACTAGAATACCTTATGAACTTTCTATTGTATGTGCTGCTGATGCTAATGGTGCAGATATTCATGCATCAATGGACTGGGAAGAGATTAGTAGGTAATTATGTCAATAGAAGATATTCAACTGAAACAGGGGGATGCATATCTCTCTAACCCAAATCTCAAAAGAGCAAATACCTCAATTCAATTTACAGAAGAGCAAATTATTGAGTTTTTGAGATGTAAAGAGGACCCTGTTTATTTTGCCAAAAAATATATTAAGATTGTTAATGTTGATGATGGTCTTGTTCAGTTTGAAATGTGGCCATTCCAGGAGAGATTGGTTAAAAACTTCCATAAGAATAGATTTAATATCTGCAAAATGCCTAGACAGGTTGGAAAGACAACAACCGTAGTATCGTACTTATTGCATTATATTGTTTTTAACGATAATGTAAATGTCGGTATTCTTGCAAACAAAGCATCAACCTCAAGGGAGATTTTAAGTAGACTTCAATTATCTTATGAGAATCTTCCAAAATGGATGCAACAAGGTATTGTATCTTGGAATAAAGGATCATTAGAACTTGAAAATGGTTCTAAGATTATTGCGGCATCAACCTCTGCCTCTGCTGTCAGAGGAATGTCATTCAATATCATTTTCTTGGACGAATTTGCATTCGTTCCAAATCATATTGCGGATGATTTCTTTGCATCTGTTTATCCTACTATTTCATCTGGTAAATCTACTAAGGTTATTATAGTAAGTACCCCAAAAGGTATGAACCACTTCTATAGAATGTGGCACGATGCGGAAAGAAATAAAAGTCAATTTGTTGCTACTGAGGTTCACTGGTCAGAAGTTCCCGGAAGAGATGAGGAATGGAAAGCTCAAACAATTGCAAACACAAGCGAAGAACAATTTAGGGCAGAGCACCTTTGCGAATTTTTAGGATCCATAGGAACCTTAATCAATCCAAGTAAACTTAAAATATTGGTATATGATGATCCAATAACCAGAAGTAAAGGTCTTGATGTTTATGAAGACCCCAAAGAAGATCATAATTACTTAATTACTGTTGACGTTGCTCGTGGTGTAGGAAATGATTATTCTGCATTTGTAGTTTTTGATATTACAAACTTTCCATACAAAGTAGTTGCAAAGTATAAAAATAATGAAATCAAACCGATGCTATTTCCGAGTATCATTAATGAAGTGGCAAAAGGATATAATAATTCTTGGTTGCTTATAGAAGTTAATGATATTGGAGACCAAGTTGCAAACATTCTCCATTTTGATTTGGAGTATGATAATATTTTAATGTGTGCGATGCGAGGTAGAGCGGGTCAATTAGTCGGATCTGGTTTTAGTGGTAAAAAATCTCAACTTGGAGTTAGAACAACTGCGGCAGTTAAGAAATTAGGTTGCTCTAACTTAAAATTACTTATTGAGGATGATAAGTTATTGGTTAATGATTATGATATTATTGCGGAAATGACAACTTTTATTCAGAAGCATAATTCTTTTATAGCGGAAGAAGGTTGTAATGATGATTTGGTAATGTGCTTAGTTATTTTTGCCTGGTTAGTTGCTCAAGACTATTTCAAAGAAATGACGGATAATGATATTCGTAAGAGAATTTATGAAGAGCAGAAAAATCAGATTGAACAGGATATGTCTCCATTCGGATTTATTTCTGATGGATTAGAAGATATGGAAGTATTTGTGGAGCAAGAAACTGGAGATAGATGGATGTTTGCCACTCCAGAAAATCAAATACAAACTGAAGAGGTTTGGAGTGTTGATGAATATGGAGACCGGTCTTATATGTGGGATTACAGATAAGTCTTTGAAGAGAAGGAAATTATAAATACTTTTAGAATAATTCGGGATAACGGAGAATAAAGATGCCGCTAAATTTAGCATCTCCTGGAATTGTAGTAAGGGAAGTTGACTTAACCTCAGGTAGAGTTCAACCAGCTTCTAATAAGGTAGGAGCAATTGTTGCACCATTCGCAAAAGGACCTGTAGATTCGCCAACCTTAGTAGAGAACGAAAATGATCTGCTGAATATTTTTGGCGAACCTTATTCCACAGATAAGCACTATGAAAGTTGGATGGTTGCTTCATCATATCTTTCATATGGTGGTTCACTGCAGGTTGTAAGAGCAGATGACACTGACACCAAAAATGCTTTTGTTGGTTCTGCAAGTAGTGTAAAGATTAAGAGTTTAGATAATTATGAAGAACTTGGATATGATGAAACCACGATTACTGGAGTTACTGTTGCCGCAAGAAATCCTGGTTCTTGGGCAAACGGAATTAAGGTTGCGATTATTGACTCCAAGGCAGACCAAATCTTAAGCGGTATATCCACAACTTCAGTAACAAATACTACTTTTGTTGGAGTTGCAACAGCGTCTGACGGAGATATTGGAATCACTACTACATTTGTTACTGGCATTACAACAACCGGTATTTTATCTGGACAAACTCTAAAAATAGAACCTGGAATTATTGATTCTGGAACTACAGTATCCTCAATTGGTATTGGAACGGTATTTTTCAATAAACCAACTTTAAATGCTATTTCTTTAACTAATGTACAACTTTCTTTTGGAAGTTATACATCCACAACAACCGGAACCACGATTCAAGTTGGTTATGGCGTAACTCAATCTGTAGTGGGCAAAACTGATGTTACAAACGGAAGTTCTCTTGACGGTTATTTAAAAGGTATTATCACTGAAGTTGGTCAATCAGAAGTAAAAGTTAAAGTTCTAAGTCACGTATCTGCTGCTGGAACAGAAACATCCGTTGATTATCAGCAAGATGGAACTTGGTGCTTTACCGAAACTGGAAATGTTGGCATCGTAACATCCGGCACTGGAGTTACTTTGGGAAGTGCTGCTTATACTGGCGAAGTTGATTGGTTTAGTCAGCAATATATTACTCTGACTAATTCTAATATTCAGTGGAATAACGTTGCTGGTGCTCCCGGAACTTCATCTTTTGCAGAACCAAGAGGATCTAGATTTGATGAAGTTCACGTAGTCGTTATTGACGACTTAGGAACTATTACTGGTAATGCCGGAACAATTCTTGAGAAGCACTTAGGTCTTTCTAAGGCAACTGATGCTGAGTTTTCTGCAGGAAGCACTGCTTATTGGAGAAAATATATTGCAGAGGGTTCTTCTAATATTTTTGCCGGTGGAGCGCCTGCCGGACTCACTACAACAGGATACGATCCAAATCAGTTTGACTTAAGAACTGATAATGGATGGGACCAACCAGCAGAAGGCATCATTTTTGGTGCTGCAGGATCTAATACCTACACATTAGCAGGTGGTCTTAACTATAATGGTCAAACAGGAATATCAACCACTGGTGCTCTTACGGCAACTCTTGCAGAATTGAAAGATGGTTATGATTTATTTGAAAACACAGAAGACATTAAAGTAGATTTCCTATTAATGGGTTCTGCTGGTTATGCGAAAGAAACCGCACAAGAACTAGCAAACAAACTCATATCGGTTGCCGAACTAAGAAAAGATGCAATTGCATTTATTTCTCCATATAGAGGTGCGGCTCTTACAGATAATCCAGTAGAGGGTGGAGTTACAGTCAAAACTCCAGAAGATATTACAAGTAATGTAATTAGCTTCTTCTCACCAGTAGCATCTTCATCTTATGCAGTATTTGATTCTGGTTATAAGTATATGTACGATAGATTTGCAAATACTTATAGATACGCACCTTTAAATGGTGATATTGCTGGACTATGTGCTCGTAGTGATATTAATTTCTTCCCTTGGTATTCCCCTGCCGGTACGTCAAGAGGTGCTATTCTAAATGCAGTTAAACTTGCATACACTCCAAGTAAGTCACAAAGAGATCGTCTTTATACAAATAGAATTAATCCAATAATCTTCTCACCAGGAGCAGGTATTATTCTGTTTGGTGATAAGACTGGATTAGGAAGAACATCCGCATTTGATAGAATTAACGTTCGTAGACTCTTCATTTATGTTGAGGATGCCATCTCTCGTGCCGCTAAGGATGTACTATTTGAGTTTAACGATGAAATCACAAGAACCAATTTCGTAAATACAATTGAACCATTCTTGCGTGATGTTCAGGCAAAGAGAGGTATTTTTGATTATGTTGTTATTTGCGATGAAACAAATAACACGGCATCAGTTATTGATGCTAATGAGTTTAGAGCAGACATTTACATTAAACCAGCGAGATCGATTAACTTCATCGGTCTTACCTTTATTGCCACCAAGACTGGTGTTGATTTCGAAGAAGTAATCGGAAACTTTTAATTAATCAAGAGGTTTAACAACTATGGCAACCAGAAATCAATTAAATCCACCTCCTTTAAGGAAGATTACAGACTTCAAGAGTAAGCTGTCTGGTGGTGGTGCTAGAAGTAACCTCTTTGAGGTTGTTCTTTCTTTCCCAGATGTTGCAGCTGCCGATACTAATGTTCTTGACAAATCAAGATTCTTAGTCAAGTCTGCGGCACTTCCAGCTTCAACAGTAACTCCATTAGAAGTTGCATTTAGAGGAAGAACTCTAAAATTAGCGGGAGATCGTACTTTTGAAACTTGGACGATTACCGTAATTAATGATACCGATTTTTCTATTCGTTCAGCATTTGAAAACTGGATGAATAAAATTAACAGAGTATCTGATAATACTGGCGTAACCGATCCAGCTCTTTACCAGGCAGATGCGTTTGTGTATCAATTAGATCGTGATGGGTCTACACTGAGAGCATATCATTTCTATGATTTATTCCCAACAAACATCAGCACAATCAACTTGGCATATGAAACTGATGCTATTCAAGAGTTCACTGTAGAGATGCAGGTTCTTTGGTGGGAAGCAGTTAAGGGCGATTCTCCTGCTGCTGGCGGTGAAGATATTAACTAAATAGAACATATTAAGAGTTTAAATTTATAAAATGGCGAAACTTTTTGGTTTTTCGATTGAGGATAATGAAAAAAAATCCAAATCAATAGTCTCCCCCGTTCCTCCTAATAATGAGGACGGGGTTGATTATTATATTCAATCTGGATTTTATGGTCAGACTGTTGATATTGAGGGCGTTTATAGAACAGAATATGACTTAATTCGTCGTTATCGTGAAATGTCACTTCACCCAGAGTGTGATGGAGCAATTGAGGATGT